AGCCATCTCTTAGTCTTTTGTTTCACTTTCACTCCTCCATTCTTCTGGTAATGTATCAACAGTAAACCATCTAAAGCCGTTATCAGATGCCCATTCTCCGTGGCTTCTCTTAGTACCGTCTTTGCGTCTCTTTGCTTGAGGCATAGGCGCTGATGAATTTGCAAATAAGAATACCAGTTCTGTGCTACTAGGTAAAGCTTTTTGAATCCATATGTATTTAGTAAACTCAGCATAGTCCCAGAATCTACCTTTTGCTTCAATGATAATCTTCTTGCGCCCTATCCTTTTAGTAAAGTCAGGATGGTAGTTATGTTCTATAACATAAGGAACCTTACCATCGTGATGTATCCAATCCTGTAGGACTGTATCGTGTAAAGTCTTTTCCCATTTAGAGTCGTATCCTTTGGGCTTACCTTTTTCTATAGGTCTTCTTTGTCTAGGCTTTCTTTTCATTAGTGTATAACACCTTCTCTTTTTATAACTTCTAGCTCTAGTAAGATTAAAAGTTGTTTGATTAATTCAGTAGGCACTTGTTCCATGCTACCGTTACTTGTAATAAAGAATCTAGCAAGCTCTATTATAGTAAGCTCTGGTTCACTATCTATATCAGGGACAGATTCTAAGATCGTTGTGTACTCCTTACACGCTGCTCTATATCCTGCATCGTGATATCATTTAAATCTTTACCTCTGCGTACTAAGATCTTAATGATTCTCTTTGCACCTTTAAAAGAGTAAGGGACTGAGTAAGCTACTCCGTTTCTGTAAGCGCAGGGGTTGTCGCGTGGTATATTCTTTGAGGTTACTGTGTCTGCTTCTGACTCAGGTATCATGCTCTTGAGCCATTCAACAGCAATCTCTGAAGCTTTATTGTTTATTCTTTTAGATAGTCTTCTGTTCATAAAGGTATCTCCATAACCTTTGGCATAGATATAACGCGAGTAAAGTACTTGACTCCGTTTGAATATTTAAAAGCTCTAAGTCCGTTACCGTTGTTAGAATCTTTCCAACACTTAGCTTTGTGAGGGCAGTATACGCAGCCTGTTGCTAGTCTAAGGTTGCCTTTCTTTCCCTCTGGTACAGGAGGATAGCATATGGCAGGAGGTTCATCTACTTCTAAGGACTCTTTGATATTGTTTATCTTAGTTCTTATATTAGGTTTAGATAAGTTTCCCGGTCTAAATAAGCATATCTCTCCTGACTCTTTGTTGATAGCAAAGAAGCCACCATCCTCTGTACCTTCTGCTTCTTCGTAACCTGCAAGCTGCGCCATATAACCAAAAGGATCATCGTCTACTAAGGTTCCTTCGGAGAACTTCTTAAAGGAGAAGTTTGATGCAGTCTTAATATCAACAACCTCACCATCAATCTTACAGTCCATGTGTCCTTTGATACCGTCAACCTCTACTTCCTTTTGCATGGCAGTTACTTTATGTCCTGACAGCTTAATAAGAAGTATAGCTATCTGCTCAAGTAGATGACCGTAAAGAAACTTAATAAAGTTAGAAGGGTGCATGTCTTTTTCTGAAGAGCCAGAGTCTGTGTCCTTCATGTCATACCATACGCGGCGTAAAGGTCTTCCTACATTAGACATACGTATAGTCTTTGACTGCAGGTGAGGCGTTGACCAACCTTCAAGAGCGTCTTTCATATTATATAGAAAGTCTTCCATCAGCTCTTCTGATATGTCTATGCCCTTGTCGCTGTTAAGACCATTAAGTACTTCATAGATGTCAGGTATTAATGTTTCTAATGTTTTCATTTGCGATGCCTCACGAATCTACACTTGCGTGTAATTGAATTGTAGTGAAGGTATTGAACTCCTAACTGCTTTTGCAGTGGGGTCTTAGCTGAAAGCCTACCGTCTTTGTAAGACTTAACATCTATAAGAGTAACCTTTCCTTCTGGATCTAATGCTACTATATCTATAGGGCCTGTGCAACCACAGTTCTTGAATACGTGATAGCCGTTGTCCCATAGCCATGTAATAGCGTAGTGTTCTGCTAAGTCTCCTACTCTGTTTGGATCGTGGTTAGGTTTAGTATCTGTTATTTTAATTGGTTTCATTAGAGCTATTCTCCGCTAGTTTATATGATTTGTGTCGCATAACTTTGGATCTTCCTTCTTTGTCTCCGTTATAAAATATATCACCGTTAGCACTTAGTCTAGAAAAACTTCCTTTTATCGCAGTAATCTTCCAGCGATCTAGACCTTCGTACTTCTCCTTTATGGTTTTCTGTATTGTACCTGAAGGGCCTGCTTGTCTTATGTCATTTAATATCATGCCATCTATATCTTGTCTCATTTTATCAAAGTCAGGCACTTCTCTGACAGCAAGTACAAATCTTTGTAGAAAATCTTTTATTCCTTTAGCTCTGTAGTGCTTGTTAGGCATACCTAGTTTTGAGTATGCTGCCCATCTTCCTGTTGTATAATAGTAAGCATACTTTCTTTCTTCGTGGTGCACCCAAAGCATATGAGCGCCTTCTTTTACTTCGTACTTTATATTGCTTTTTTGTAAAAACTCTAACACATCTTCAAGGGTTTCGTTTGTATCGTGCCTAAAGTGTTTTTCTCCTTTTGAATTGGTTCTGTCGTAAGACCAGTCATACTCTTCAGTGTGTTTCACTCCAGCTATCTCCTACTTTATATTCCCCGTCAAGAGGACAGTTAAGTTTTAGAACTTTACCAGCTTCAACGATTGCTTCTACTCCAAGCCTACCAACTTCTTCTGCTTGATCTTGTCTTACTTCTATCTGCCATTCGTCATGGACGTTGGCGACAAAGTGAGCATCTAAGTGGGCTATCTTATTGTTTAATATAACAAGAGCTTGCTTCATCATGATGGCTCCTGCACCCTGTAACAATGTATTAAGTGCGCTGTGTTCGCTACGCACTGTAAGCTTCCTGCCATCAAGACCTTTTAAGAATCCTTTCTTTTCTGTTGCTCTGATAACTTTATGTCTAAGAGTTGTAAATGATGGGAGATTATCAAAGAACGATCTTCTAAGGTTTTCGCCAGTTCTCCTACCTCCTCCCGCCACGCTTCCAAGCTTCTCATCTCCTGCTCCGTATAGGAGTGCATAGATGAAAGTCTTAGCCTGATCTCTTGATTTAAGTCCAGCAAGTTTTTGATTAGTGGTGTGTATATCTCCGTTAAGGATTTCATTAGTGTATGCCTCATCATTCATATAGTGAGCAAGCATCCGCAACTCAAGACCACTAGCGTCAATGCCTACAAGTTTACAGCCTTTAGGTACTGTCCAACAGGAGCGACACTCTTCTCCATATTCAGACTTAAGGCTAGGTACTTGAGCCATGTTAGGATCACGGTGTGTCATACGTCCTGTGATAGTACCATTAGGTATCACGTATCCATGAACACGGCTATCGTCTTCTACCTTTTCAAGCCATGACTTAATCTGCCCTTCTCTCTTCTGAAGCAGGAAGAACTCTTTGATAAGCTCTGCTTGAGGTATGTTTTTTATTTTACTTAAGGTCTTCTCGTTAACAACTGGTCTGCCTGTGACTGTATGCTCGTCAGGCTTCCAACCAAAGTCAATAAGGTATTCTCCAATCTGCTTACGAGAGCTTAGGTTAAGATCAATAGTCGTTGTCCTTGTGATGTGCAGTGGAACAGCGTGATTCTTTTCAGAGAATAAAGCATACTCTTCCTCTGTTAATCTAACACCAGAGTATTTCTCTGCCTCTACCATAGTGTCAAACTTCTGCTTAAGGATGTAAGCTTCTTCTCTGTCAGCTATTTTAGAGATAGCACCAGTACTAGTATAACGAGGATACAGTTTAAGCTTTACTATCTTAGGTAGAAAGACTTCTCTAGTCTCTCTGTCTAATGCAGTCATGCGTTCTCTTATCTGAGCTAACAGCATCTCTGCTTTAGGCCCATCAAAGAAGAAGCCGCGCGCCTCTTGATCCTTCATTATAGCTGCTACCTGATGCTCAATGTCTACGGACAGTGGTGAGAATCCTCTACTCTGTTCACGTAGTTCAAAGTATACAGCAGTATTTAATTCAACATCTCTTACACAGTAGTCCAACATCTCAGCCGTGTAAGCGTCAAACTCTTTGAAGTCAAGCTTATTAAATCCAAGAGTATGTCCCCATTGATTAAGACTATGACCACCGTCTCTTACAGGGTTAAAGAGTCTAGATAATACAAGAGTATCTATAATCTTTTTATCCTTAGAGAAGTCAGGTTTATTCATCAGCCTTTGTACTACAGGGATGTCAAATCCTATTATGTTATGGCCTACTAAAGAGTCAGCAGAATCAAGAAGATTGTAACCTTCCTGTAACTGATCAGGGCCGTAGGTATATATTACTTTAGTGTCTACATCTTGAGCGACAATACACCATATCTTAGTAGCATCAAGACCGTCCGTCTCTATGTCAAATACTAATCTACTCATCATTCAAATCCTAGTACGACTTCTTCTTCGCTGTTGTTTGATACGTCATCTGTTTCAATCTCTGCGAGCCTACCTGTTTCATTATCAAAAAGCAAGTGACTAGCTACACCAACGTCACCAGTGTAACGAGACTTCAACACCCTTATTCTAGTGGTAGAAGATTCTACAGGGTCATCAGATTGTTGGTTACGTTCAAGACTAATAACAGAATCGGATAACTGAGCAATGCTTTGGCTACCTCTAAGGTGGCTTAAGCCTGTCTCAATACCGTTCTCGTGTCCTTTGTTACCGTCAATCCTACGCAAGTGTGATACTAATATAAGACCTGCGCCTGTCTCTTCTACGAGGGTTCTTAAGCGGTGCATGATTGCATCAATTGATCTGCGTTCATCACCTTCTAAGCTAGTAGATACAAGCATATGCAAGTGGTCTACTACAACCCATTTACATTCACATCCTACTATCATAAAGCGTAGCTTACTGAAGATAGAATCAATGTCATTGGCTCCGTGATGTGCGTGTACCCATACTCTGTTTCTGTTCTCGCCATCGTATAGTACATCAAAGAATCCATCTAACTCTTCGTCAGTATACTGCTCTCTGATTCTGTCAATGTGTAGTTTAGCATTGGCCTCAATAGAAAGGATGCCGTCAATGGTACGCCTCCAATCTTCTTCAAGAGCAATGATGCCTACGTTATCGGTGGTATGCTTTACTAGCCAGTGTTCTAGTTCCCGCGTTACACTGGTCTTACCTAAACCTGTACCACCTGTAAGTGTTACAAGCTCTCCCTGTCGTAGTCCTTCTAGCTTCTCGTTAAGACCTTGCCAAGGGTAAGGGATAGAAGGTTTCTTTTCTCTGTTCTTATACTTCTCACGGTTGTCTGAAACATTTAAAACTCCAGAAGGAGTATAAGTCTTTGCGTCCCAGAAGCATTGAACAAATACAGAGTGCTTGTTATCTCTTAGTAAATCATTAGGATCTTTATAACCTTCAGGTAAGGTAACAATCTTTGCTTTGCTAGGACGCAGAAGTCTAGCTACTCTACGCGCAGCTTCCTTTCCGGGCTTGTCCATGTCAAAAGCAATGACTACGTTTTCAAAGCTTTCAAGATATTCTAAGTTATCTTTTACATCTCTCTCTGCAGTGCTTGCAGATTTAATACTAACTACGGGCCATTTAGAACCAAGGAGTTCGTATGCTGCCATAGCGTCACACTCTCCTTCAGTAATTGTTATGTACTTGCCGCCCTCTTTGAAGAGCTGCATTCCAAATAGACCTGCCCTGTTGTTTCTTCCCTGCCATGAAAAACCTTTGGAGGAAACGAATCTAACTTTCTGTGCTACTTCTCCTTCGCTGTCGTGGTAAGGGTAGATGTGTTTGTGAGTTTCACCGTTGATGTCAAAGGTTACTTTAACACCGTACTTCTTGGCGGTTTCCATTGTGATTGATCTATCCTTTAAGGCTGCATACTGCCCTTCCTTTGCAAAGGATGCGGGGTCGTTCTTGATGTTGTTGTTGTTAACTATTGGCATTGTATTTTCCGTTGGTTTCTCATAGTTCCTTGTGTACTCATTGCAGCTAAAACAACGTGCACTCCCATCGTAGTTGATAGAGAGTGCATCGCTGCTGCCGCAATCAGAGCAAGGAAGGTGGGTTTCTTTAAACGCCATCCTCTTAGTCCTCTTCTAGTTGAGCTACCTCTTCTTCCTCGTTAATTAAAGCCTCTTCATCTAGATTGTCCATGATAGCAGCGTTATAAGCTGATGACGCTGCCTGAAGAACATCTATCCTTTTGGAAAGACCTTGTACTTCGGTCTGTATTTCAGCCAAGTAATTGAACGCAGTCTTTGCAGTATCATTCAACTTCTCTACATCGTACAAACCGTCATCGGTTTTAAAAGTATATTGTGCCATTTAAAATGCAATCTCCTCTTCTGTGAATGGTGTGGCTGCTTCGCCTACTTCTACCAAGTCAATGACTTGAACAGCGTTTAGCAGTGGTCGTTTGAACTTGCCTTTGTAATATACCATTGGAGCCCATTGTACAGCTACCGTTGAGCCATTACCTATCAGCCCAGAGAAACTGTTCTTGTCACCGTCAACTACAATAGGCGGCAGATTAATAGAGCCGTTACTATTTGCATGATACTTATAAAAAGTAATCACGTTGTCTTCAGTATACTTGGACTTACCTGCAGGCTTGAGACCTACGTTAAACCCTGCACGTTGGAATCGTTCAAAGTCTTCCGCTGATACAGCTAGATTTAACTCCCAACCAAACTTACCGGAGCCTTCTTGCTGCTTCTCAGAGTAGTCAGGTATAGGCTGTTCTCCTACGTGAGCGTAGTAGCAAGTGCCTTGTATGATTTGTGGAATCCCATCAATCATCTTCATTAATTGTATCTCCTTGGTTTGTGATAAATTGTTCGTACAGTTCGTAGGCATCTTCTGAGACACCTTCTCCAAAGCTTATGACATAAGTACCATCCTCCTCAATGGTGTGCAACTTAGTTAGTATTTTGTCTGAATATAAAAGACCCTCGTGCTTTATTTTAAAAGCAAAGAAATCTTTTTGAGAGACTCTTATGGTTCTGTTCACGCTTTACCTCCTGCGATTATTATTTCGTTTAAGAACTCAGGAAAGAGGCTGATCATATCATCTTCTGAAGCAAATAGATAGCCTTTTGTTTCCATACATCGTTCTTTTATAAAAGAAAAGAAGCTGTTCTTTACTATGTTCTCAGGTAGTTCTGTCCCTAAAGACATAACAAACATCCTAGACCAGACATCGTCGAAAGACATATAGAAGTCTTCCATACCTTCAACCCATCCTTCTTCGTTAGTGTTACTCATTAGTCCTCCTCATCTAGCATATCTATTTTTAATTTAGCATCGCCACCAAAACAGTATACTCTTACCTCGTGACCATCTTTATCTTTTATTATAATGTCCCAAGAGTCGTATGATTGTCCTACTCCATCTTCTCCTGCTTTACATTTTTTAATACTGATCGTGTTTGTATCATGTACAAATAGATTAGTTGTTATTGACATAGTGCGCTCCAAGAATGTTTAAGTTCTTCACGTTGTTTAATTTCTTGATCAATCATATTGGCTACCCATTGACACTCTAACTGAGCATCAGAGGCAGCTCTTAGTTTAACTACTCTAGCAAAGGCAACTAGTGATCCTGTCCATATCCATTCAGTCATCATGGATTGAGGAAGAACCATACGTGCCTGCTCTGGTGCTACTCCCGTTGCTATCATGTTATCAAAGACAGCAGCCGCTTGAAGCATAAGGTCTTT